TAAAATCTTAAAATCCAACTCCGAGGTGTCGAGGCTCAGAAATGGGGTGCCAGAGGAACTCAGGTCCCAAATGTTACATAACCAATCGAGGATATACCGGGACAATCTTTTTAAAACCTTTGTATTTAAAAGGGTTGTTTACCGGTATATTCGCCATCGTAGTTATATAAAATTAGGTCCGTAGTTCGGGTCTAGCGAATATACTTAATAAAATTTTCATCACCATATACATATGTTGGTGTTCTAGCCATTGTTAAAAGCTCATGTCGTGAAGGAATGTCCTTAAATTCTTGAAGAATTTTAAGTAGTTTCTCTTTATCATACCAGTCTAATTGTCCAGTAGAATATTCAACGTCTTTGAGATAATTAAGAATGTCTAAACATGTCGCATGTATTAGTGGGTCAAATCCTAAATTTGCTATTAAAATGCCCAACGCTCTTGACTTTGTTGTTTTAACATCAAAGTAAGATTGTTCTGGATAAATAAGTTTCCCAATTAGGTCATTGTTGACTCTAGATACCGCTCCGTTAATAAAAGTGTATCCTAAAAATTGAATATTATTAGATCCTTGGTTAAATGTAGATTTCTCTAGATTAATTATGGCATTAAAATGTTTCTTGCAATATATCACAATATTCTCTAAAGCTTTGAGATCAAGTTCATAGTCAGAATAAACTGAATAGTGTCCGTCGTCTCCTTGAACTTTAAAGTATACGGTATCTAAATCAATACCAATACTGGATATAGCACTCAAAACAATAATTGCGTTACAAAAGCTACCTAATAGAGTAGTTTGTAACATACCTGATGGAAGACCAGCGTGTTCACGTTTATGTCTTGATCCATCTGGAGCTCTGAATACTTGATTTTGTAAACAAAATCTCATATACTCCCAAAGATTCAATAATCTCTTAGGGTCAGTAGTTCCGTTTGGCCAATTAGGGTCGTCGTCATAGTAAAATCCAAATTCGTAATACGACATCCATATTTTATAGATATCATCGAAAAGCCAGAAGGGTAAGAGTTTATCGAAGGTTGAAAAATCTAAAGAAAAGTGATAAGTATGATTACTTACTTTCTCTTTTAATTTTTGAAGTCCGCCTTTGAAGGTTTCATATCCCCAGCCAATCATAGAATCGTGAGATTTTAGATGAGCTAATAGTGGCCATAATAGCATTATTTCAACAAAAATGAGTGTACAAAAAACTCCGTAGACCGCTCTAACTTTAGCCTTAGTGGTTTCCGTTAAATGTGATCTTGCATGCATTCTAGTGTCATACATTAGTTTTTCGTTTGGTAGAAGTTGGTCTTTAATTTGATGAACTCGTACTCTTTCTTTTTCAAGGATAATGTTCATACAATTTCCTTTAGATAATGAGTCGTTTTCAATCTCTCCAGCTTCAAATCTCTTTCTAACTGCACGTTTGACTGTTGGGTCTGTTACGTATGGTAATCCTGCAGAGCCGCTCTTGTTTAGATCATAAAATCTGGTTCCAGTGAAGTGGATGTGTTTGAGTGGTTTAGATGGTTTATTTTTAATTTTAATAAACTCTAAAGCTTTTAGATAATGTGAATCTCTACATTTAGGTACTCCTATGGTGTTATTTCGATATAAATCTTGTATTAATAGATCATTAGATACCGGTGCTCTATGATAATGATTCTTAAATTCATTAGCTTGAATAGATCCGTACATCTTTTCTACTGCTTTGAAAGCAATCTTCTCTACTACTTGATTCGAGTTAGGAATGTTAAATTTTAATTTATTATTTGGTGGTGTTACTTGGGTAATGTTGATTGTTTTATAAGCATACTCTTTTTCTTTAAGCATTTC